ACAGGTGCTAACTCTGTAAAGATTATAGGTCTTGATGCTAATTATAATGAGGTAGAAGAAGACATTACTCTTACAGGACAGACGCAAAAGATTACTCAAACATCTTGGTTACGTGTGTACCGTATGTATATTACTCTAGCTGGTTCAGGTGGGGCAGCAGCAGGAACTATTTATCTTGCCAATACAGGAGCAACTGCAGGTGTACCTACTGGTACTGTCTATGCTTCTATTCTTTTAGGGGCAGGACAAACAGAAATGGCTGTATATACAGTACCTGCAGGATATACTCTTTACTTAGATGATATTAACTTTACTGCTGCTATTTCATTAGCAAACTCATACTGTCAGGTTAGGTTTATACAACGTGACTTTGGAACAAATGTATTTCGTGAACAAACAAGAGTTGTATTACAATCTAATACTTATATTTTTAAGTTTGAATACCCTTTAAGGATACCAGAAAAAACTGACATTGAAGTTCGTGGTATTAGTGTAGGAAGTAATAACAATCCTATATCTGCAACGTGGCAGGGCATATTAATTAAGAATGAAATACCAACTAGCTAATGTTTGGACAAGTATTACAAGTAACAGGAGAAGCTTATGTTAAACCTTCTGATAGGCCCGATTGCAGATTTAGCAGGTACTTGGTTAAAAGGTTCTGTAGAAAAAAGCAAGGCCAATACAGAGGCAAAGGTAGCACAAGCAAAAGCTGAAGCTACTATCATGCAGAAGAAAGCCACTGGTGAGATTGATTGGGATCTCAAGATGGCTGATGCATCTGCATCTAGTTGGAAAGATGAATGGTTAACAATTATATTTTCAGTACCGCTTATACTAGCATTCTGTGGTGACTGGGGAAGGGAAGTCGTAGATGCTGGATTTGCTGCTCTTATGGGTATGCCTGAATGGTATCAGTATACTTTAGGTGTCATCGTTGCTGCCAGCTTCGGTGTCCGTAGTGCTAGTAAGTTCTTCGGTAAGAAGTAACTCTTCGTCATCCTCATATTCTTCTTCGTCTTCATCTGCAAACTGATCTGGGAAAGCTTGGGCAGCAAGTTCAAATACTTTTTCAAATCCAATTATTTTCATGGAATCAATGATCTCTTTTTCAAGAGATTCAGAAGAGACATCTTCTGTCTCAGAATTATTTCCCCTTACACGAGAAAGAAGTTCAAGGGCTTTTAGTGCAGTAGTTCCGTTACCTGCATTACGAGCAACTTCATACTGCTTTTCTATCTCAGATATAACATCTACATCAGTAACAATCTGACTTCGTAACTCTTCGATACGTTCAAGAATTGCAGTTTCCTGTAGTAGTCTATATCCTTGATTGTGTGCAGAAGCTTCACTATATCCTGCATCCTTTGCCGCCCTTGTAGCATTGTTATGCAGGATATAGTTTTGACAGAACTTCTCTTGCTTTTCTTTAAGCTGCGTCATTCAATAACTCTGTGTAGTATTTTTCCTGACCACGTTTAGATTGCTTCCAAACTGCTGCAGCTAGAGTTCCTTCACCATGGAAGTTAATACCCATGTCCATGTCTACATTATCAAACAGCTTCTCACAGTCTTGTGCCATAGCAAGTAGTTCACCTGTAGTCCAGAACTTATGACCACCTGTTTCTACCTGCATATACTTAGGCTTAGTTTTTTCTGTGTCAGTCTTTTCCTTTTTCATTTCCTCTGTCATAGTTGGAACAGAACAATCAAAACCAAACAGTTCAAAGTTTCTAAAGCCTAGTGTATGTGCAATGGCAATGGTACGCATAGCCGCACAAGTACCACCAGTGATAAGTGTAGAGCCTTCTTCTATACCTGTAGACTTGTCTACTACAATCTTATCCTTTACATTCATGTCACGTAGTGCATCTGAATAAGCTTGCCATCCTTTTATATTAGCACCTTGTTCAAGCAAGTATTTAGTAACAGATGGGTCAGTCATAGAAGCAACAAGCATGATAGTCTTATCGTCCACTGTCTTAAACAAATCTTTACGTACTACACCATGTGTACTTGTTCCATCAATAGGACGTGGATCTAGGATAACACAGGCAAATGGTTGGATGCCATTCTCAAGTAACTTAGGATAGCTATGCTTAACGCAGAACACTTTACCTTTAGTTTGCTTGATTGTCTTCTTAACCAATTTCCAGTTAACACTATCACCGCCAGAGATAATAATAGCAGTTTCATTATTGATCTTACTAGTTTTAATCCAGTCGAAATCTTTAATAAGCTTTTTATTTTCTTTTACATTATTAATGATCTCTTCTTTAGGCCGTGAATCTTTAGGTGTAACAACAATAGGTACACGTGTTAATTCATCAGGTAGTTTAGGTAGTCCTTCTTTCATAGCAACAAAGCATAGGTGTGTAACACCACCATCCTTTACCATGTCACTGCTAGGAAGAACTATTTTAGCATATGCCTTAACCTCTTTCATTAACTGATTAACGCCATCATTCTCAGGCATACGTCCTTCTTTGTCTTTAGAAAAGTAATCATCAAAGACAAGAACAGGAATATGTTTTAGGTTTTCAAAGTCAGCCTTAACTGTTTCATATGAATGACCGCCATCAATGTATGCAAAGTCTGCACCCTTAACTGATTCACAATCTTTAAGAGTTTGTTTGGTGTCTCCTTTATATAGTTCAAATGTAAACTCTTTTCCTTTTTCAAACATTTTACCACCGAACTCTTCCAGTCGTTTAGTAACAGCGGCTAGTGTATTGTGTGGTTTAGAGTTTAATTCTATATGGTCTAGTTCAGGTGTAGCTTCCTCAAACAAATCAAAGCCTACATAATGTACACTGTCTGTGTACTGGAATGCAGCCATAGCCATTTGAATAGCACGTCCACCATTCCAAGTACCTGTCTCTACAATAGTACTTGGTCTGTAAAACCCAATCATATCAAGCAATTGCTTGTATCTTTTAGGCCCATTAACATCAGGTGCTACCTGAGTATCACTAAGTTTCTTCTTTAGATTACCCTTGAAGTGGTCGAAGTATTCTGCCAATGGAGACTGAGCAAATGCTGCCAGACCTTTTACTCCTTGTGACAGATTGTTTGTTACCATACCATGTGCTTTGTAAATATTTAACAAACGTTCAAAGATAAATCCGTCATGCCATTCACGATAAGCAACAACCTCACCTATAGTGTAACAGCCACGAAGGTCAGCAAGTAAGCTACAAGTGTTATGAGAACTAAGGTTAAAGCCCATAAAACTTGTTTCGCTATAGTCAACATCCATTCTACCAAGGTGGACAAGATCTGCTTTGTCTGGTAACCATTGCTTAAACTTTTCAACATCCAATCTCCTTGTGGTTACTGTGTCTGCATCCAACCAGATCATCCAGTTGCTTTCGTCATAGACATCTTCCATCATTTCAAAAGCTAGATCGGTCATGGCATATACTTTGTGACACCATTTGATAGCATCAAGCCGCCAGTTATATGGCATATTACCACCTTCAGTACCATCGTGAAGCTTCATACGTTCACGATACTCAAGCATTTCTTCAACATCATTTAGATTACGATACTCAATTGTATTACAAACAGGATGTTCTACATCCTTAATGTTAAAGTCATGGTAGTATGCGATTAGTTTAAAATGTTTTGGATTCCATTTATCCATAACACTTTCAAGCATTTTCTTGGCATACTCATGGTAGCCTTGTTCACTGAACGATGTTACAAAAACATACATTATATTACATCTCCTATTGCATTATCGTAAAAAATCTTATTGGCTCTTACGTGCCAGTCACCTGCATACTCTGCATCTATCTGGCGTTTTGGTTCCCATTCTTTAAACCAAGGACCGCCAGTAGTAAAGTGTACATTCTTTGGAGATATAGATTCACTTGACCAACCATCAAGCCAGTTCCATTCCTCATGTATGCCACCGATCTCTTCGTCTTCTAACCAAGAGAAACCATGTAACCAAGATCCAGACTTTGTATTTACATCATCAACTGTAAGTCGTAAGTTTCCTTCGTGACCACAGTTCCATAAAACAAAACTAGACCAGTTCTTTCTGTTGTATTGTTGTTGTATTTGTCCGTCCATTTTGACAGTTGCTGATGGATTGTAGTTATGCTTTACGCATTGAATAGCATAGTCTCTATTACCATACTCTTCAAACAATTCATTTATGTTTGTACGTACAAGCATATCTGAATCCATAAACAATGCCAAACCTTCATATTGGTTTAAGGCAGGGATAAGAAAACGTGTGAATGTAAACTCTGTGCTGAAAGGTCTTCCATCGAAGACATCAACCATCACACGTTTTCCATCAATACTATCAAGCCTAGCAGACCTGCGATAAAGATTTGCTCTACGAAGAGCCTGTTGTTTAAGTGGTACAATATCATATTCCTTATTGTATTCACGTATCGAATCATGCAAGACCTCATATGCTTCGCTTTCCCTGCCATCAAAGCCAATATAAATTACTGGACGTTTCATTTTACCGAATCCAGAAAGGTGCAAGAGAACTTGTGTTCCTATAACCTAACGCTTTCAGTTCATCACGAATAGCTGCATCTGCTTCATTACGTGCAGCAATAGCATCACGAAGACCAGATGTACGGCGTTCACGATATTCCTTACGAAGTTCTGTCAAACGTTCTTCAGTCAGTTTGATCTCTTCTTGTAATTCGTCTAGTTCCATATTAAACTCCTTTCATAACAAAGACATGGCTATTTTACTACAATTAAGCCGCCATGTCAACAAGTATTTTATCAAAGTCAACTAGTTCTTTTTGTTCTGCAACAAAACATCTTTTCATAAACTTAGGTGGAAGAATGTATCTTTCTGGTTTGAAAAACTCTTTTGCATCCATTCCACCTACGATTGTGTATGATCCATATTCACCAGTAACAAGAACAAGAAGATCAATAGCTGGATTCTTTTTGTATGATATTAATCTTCCT